AACCTTGAGTGATCAGGCGTATAGTTGGGGCGATTTATTCGCCCCTCTAAATGCCAGCTCAAAAGCGAACTGTCGATCTGCTGGTTGAGGCGTTTGACCTCAGCCAGCGTCGCAAATTCGTCCTGAAGAACGCTGCAGGCAATCCCGTGGTTGACCTGTATTTTCGGCCGATTACTCGCGCAGACCGTAAGAAGGCGCAGTCTTTGGCCGGCACTGAAGAAGCTCTCGACATCAGCACCCAGATGCTGTGCCAGATGGCTGAGCTTGAAGATGGAAGCAAGGCATTCGCTTCTGCAGATGCCCCCAAGCTGCAGCGTCAGCTTCCTGAATCGGTGCTGAACGATCTAGAACTCTTCCTGTTTGGCCTTGGCGAAGAGGCCAGCCTTGAAGAAGCAAAAAACGACTGAAGCAGGACAACTGGCTCAACTTTGAGTTCTTCTTGGCCTGCGAGTTAGGGATGACAGTGAGCAAGCTCCGCACGGAATTGACCGACGCGGAGTTCGTTCATTTTGCGGCGTACTATGAGCTGAAGGGAGAGCGGGAAGAGCAGGCAATGAATAAGGCTAAGCGGCGTCGATAGACTGCATTCAGTCTTGGGCGTGCTGTGGCAGACGTTGCCATTAGGTTTGAAACGTCGCAGGCCAAGCGTGCGACAAAGGATCTAACTAGCGATACAAAAAAACTTCAGGAGGCTGTACGCGGTAGCCAGTCGGCCCTTGAGAAGCAGGGAAGGGCCGCGGGTGCGGCTGCTGCTGGCACCACGAAATTCGGGGCGTCGGCCAAGTTAGCTGCCCCTGGTGTTCGTGCTTTAGGTGCTGCGGTCAAAGCAGCGCTTGGGCCTGTTGGTCTGCTGCTGTCTGCAGCGGGCGCCATGACCCAGGCGTTCCAAGTGCTGTCACAGCAGGACTTCGCCGAGGCCAAGGTCCGGTCTTTGGGCGTCAACAGCAAGGAGCTAGTTGGCAGGCTGAAAGGTGTCAGTAACGAGCTGCAAGGCCAAGCCAGCGTTGTTGATCTGACAAGCGCGGCCTATGACGTGGCCTCGGCTGGTTTTACCAAAGCGGCCGACGCTGCGGGCATTCTCAAGGCCGCAAGCCAAGGTGCTACGGGTGGCTTCTCCGACATCAACACTGTTGGCGATGCAACGACCTCTGTCCTGAACGCCTACGGCTTGGAGGCTGACAAGGCGGCCAAGCTCGTTGATGGATTCATTCAGACCCAGAACGACGGCAAAATCGTCATCGGTCAATACGCGGCCAACATCGCAAAGGTGGCCCCTGTCGCTGCGGCCCTGGGCGTGCCTTTGGAAGAGGTGAACGCGGCAGTCGCTCAGATCACTGCAGGCGGCCAAGGCGCAGAGGTCACCTTCACCGCATTGAAAACGGCCTTCGCTCAGGTCGCTGCAGGCAAGGTCGGCGAAGAGTTCAAGAAACTTGGAGTCAATATCAGCGCCTCGACCCTGAAGTCGGATGGCCTGGCCGGCACTCTTGAAAAGATCAAGAAGTCAGGCGCCGATGCTGGCACGGTGATCAAGGCGTTTGGCACAGAGGCCGGCCCATCGATCCTGGCCCTGCTGAATGACACCGAGAAATTCAACAAGCTTCTAGAGAATCAGAAGAACGCGCAGGGCGCCGCGGCCAAGGCAGCGTTTGAGGCCTCGGACACGATTCAGGGCTCGATCAAGCGGTTGCAAACGGCCTTCCAAAACCTGTTCGCTGATGGTTCAGAGCTTGGCGTTCTGCTGAAATCAACGTTCAAGGTCGCGGCCGTCACTGTCGAAGTTCTTGCGGCTGTTGTCAGAAACACGGTGGCGCCTTTCCGGGCGATCATCGCGGCCGTTACTGAGATTGGGGCCGCAATCAGCCAAGCCCTTGGCATGGATGGGGTGAATGTTGCGTTTGAGCTTGAGAAGGCCTACCGAGGCTTCCTCGACACGCTGGGTCAAATCAGCGATTTCATCATCGGCCTCGGCGTCCGTTTCGGCCAGTTCATCGGGGGCATGGTTTCCGGCACTAAGGACGGCGTCGCGAATATCAAGCAAACGCTGGTCGGTGGTTTCACCGATGCTTTCACGAAGATTCAGGCCGTCGTTCAATCGCTTTACAACAAGCTCCCTGGCCCTGTCCGCTTCATCCTTGAGAAGGCTGCAGCGCTGATCGGCGCAGTCGGTGGAGTCGCTCAGCAGGTGGCCGGGCAAGCGATCACCGCGGTTACTGGCTTTGTTGGGGAGACGGTTGAGGCCGGCCGAGGATTCTCGCAAGGCGGGGGAACGACCCCGCAACAGCAGGCAGCGGCCGCGGCCAACGGCATCTCTCCGACTGGTGGAGCACTGGGCGGCAAGGGTAAAGAGCGGGATCTGGCGGCAGAGGCTTTGCGACTTGAGCAGGCTGCATTCGCCGAGCAAGAGAAAAAGCGGCTTTCCTTCGAGCAGCAGGTCAACAAATTGCACGAGCAGCAGGCGCTGCAGCGGGCGATCATTGAGGGCAATGTCGAAGAAGTCGCAAACGCTTTTCTGTTGAGCGAGTTGCACAGGCAGCACGGCGAAGAGCGCGGAAACGTCCTTTACCAGAACGAACTAAACCTGCAGTCAATACAAAAGCAGGTCGAAGAGCACAAAAAGCTTGAAGACCGGCAGAAGAAGGCTGGCGAGGCCATGAAGGCGCTCTACACCGACATCGGGATGACTCTCAAGAACAGCGTCGTTCAGGGCATCAAGGGTGCGATTGATGGAACTAAGAGCCTGCGTGATGTAGCCATCAATCTCCTCAATGACATGCTGAACAAGCTGATTGAGTTTGCGGTCAATGCAGCTCTCTTCGGCGTCGTCCCAGGCGGTGGCGGTGGCCTGTTTGGCGGCCTGTTTAGCGGCATCTTTGGCGGCAAGCGTGCAGCTGGCGGCCCGGTCTCAGCGGGGAAGTCCTACTTGGTGGGCGAGAAGGGCCCCGAACTTTTCACCCCCAGCCGAGGCGGCAGCATTGTCCCCAATAATCAGATGGGCGGCGACGTCAACGTCAACGTGAACGTGGACGCCACCGGCAGTAGCGTGGAAGGCAACGACACGCAGGCCAATCAACTAGGCGCAGCAATTGCCGCGGCCGTCAAACATGAGTTGATCATGCAGAAGCGTCCTGGAGGTCTCTTGAGCTGATGGCTACCTTCCCCTCGATTACACCGACTTACGGCGCATCGAAAACCAGCAACCCCATGAAGCGGGTTGTGCAGTTTGGCGATGGCTACCAACACCGGCTCACGGTTGGTCTGCCCACTCACATGAACCCGAAGGCGTGGGATCTTGCCTGGAACGTGTCAGAAACTGACGCCGACACAATCGAGGCATTCCTAGATGCGAGGGCAGAAGACCAGGCCAGCTTTGACTGGAGCCCACTAGACGATTCGGAAACTTACAAGTGGATCTGTCAGGAGTGGACGAAGACAATCCCCTACAACAACCGGGCCACGATCACAGCTCGTTTTATTCAAGTCTTTGAGCCCTGATGGCGATTCCAACTTCTGAACTTCAGAAGATCAACCCGAGCAGTCTTATCGAGCTGTTCGAGTTGACGCTGACCGAATCGCTCCACGGCGCTGATACGACCTACCGTTTTCACAACGGGACTTCCGAGGTAGGTGCCCAAGACATTGTCTGGGATGGCAACACCTACACCAAATATCCGATCGAGGTCGAGGGCTTTGAGTACAAGGCCGACAGCAGTAGCCTCCCTCGCCCGACTCTGCGAATCTCGAACATCTTCGGGGCGATCACGACGCTAATCCTGAGCGCCAACGACAAAACACCAGGCAACGATCTAACCGGTGCAAAGCTGGTTCGGATCCGCACCCTCGTCCGCTACATCGACGCGGTGAATTTTGAGGACGAGACCAACCCCTACGGCACGCCGGACACGGCAGCGATCCTGCCTACTGAGACGTATTACCTGGCCCGCAAGGTAAAAGAGGACCGCGATGTGGTCGAGTTTGAGGCGGCGGCCAGCTTTGACTTAGCCACCGTCAAAGCACCCAAGCGGCAGTGCAATCAAAACCTTTGCCCTTGGATTTATCGCGGCGCTGAATGCACATACAGCGGGACCGATTACTACGACGAGAACGACAACGAGGTCAGCGACTCTGACCAAGACAAGTGCGGCAAACGGCTCAGCAGCTGTGAGGCTCGATTTGGCGAGAATGCCGAGTTACCGTTCGGGGGCTTCCCAAGTATTGGTCTATTCGGCGGATGAAGGCTGCAGCAAAAGCGAAAGCGTTGGCCCATGCGCAGGCCGAAGATCCTCGCGAATCATGCGGCCTTCTTGTCGTCGTCAAGGGTCGGGAACGGTATGTGCCATGTAAAAACTTGGCCGATACCAGCGACTTCTTCATCCTCGACCCAATCGACTACGCCGCCGCTGAGGATCAAGGGGAAGTCGTAGCAGTCATCCATAGTCATCCGGTCACGCCGCCTGTCCCCAGTGAAGCTGACCGCATTGCTTGTGAAAAGTCCGAGCTTCCTTGGTACATCGTCAACCCAAAAACCAAGAAGTGGGGGCAGTGCTTGCCCGAGGGATACAAAGCCCCGCTGATTGGTAGGCAGTGGGTTTGGGGTGTCTCTGACTGTTGGACTTTGGTCCGCGATTGGTACGGCGAGCAGGGGATTGAGCTGCCTGACTGGGACCGGCCTAGGTCATTGATCGAGTTCAATGAAAACCCGATGTTTGACGACTGCTGGGAAGAGGCCGGTTTTTACGAGGTGAGCTTCGACGACATGCAGCCAGGCGACGCAATGCTGATGGCAGTCGAGTCAAACAAGCTCAACCACGTCGGCGTCTATATCGGCGATCAAATGGTCATCCATCATCTGTGCGGCCGTTTGTCCAGTCGCGATCAGCTCAGCGAGTGGTTAGTAAACTGCACTGGTAGGGTGCTGCGCTATGCAAACGGAAGTCAAGCTCTACGGACCGCTGGCTAAGTTCGTTGGGCGGCGTAGTTTCCTGGCTGAGGTAAGCAGTGCGGCAGAAGCCGTCAGGATGTTGCTGGCCAACTTCCCTGGGCTTGAACGCCACATGGCGGATTGGAATTACAAGGTTGTCGTTGATAACTACGAATCAGAGCTAGACGATATTCACAACCCAGCCTCGGGTTGTATTCAGATCATCCCTGTGGTTGCGGGCGCAGGATTCTGGAAGAGCTTCGGCAAGATTTTGGCCGGTATTGCACTCGTCGCGGTTGCTGTGATTAACCCCTTCGGAGCCGCTGCGATCGGCACGTTCGGTATAGGCGCCGGCTCGATTGCTGTGTCGAGTGTTGTTGGCCTGATTGGCGCCTCGTTGATTCTTGGCGGCACGGCGCAGCTCTTGAGCCCAACGCCACAGCTTGGCCAGCTTGGCCCCACTGGTTTTAGTCCCGTTAAATCCACAGAGGGCACAGCATTGGACCCGCAGGGCCAAGACTCTTACAGCTTCAGCGGGATTCAGAACACCTCGAAAGCTGCCACGACCATTCCCGTGGTCTTTGGCGAAACTGTGGTGGGGTCCGTCGTGGTCTCTGCCGGCATTGACGTGGACAACAAATGAGCAAGCCTGAGGAGAAAAAGCAGAGCCAGATCATTGGCTCTGGTGGTGGTGGCGGTGTATCCGTCCAAACACGGGTTGTTCAGAGTGCCCCACCCCAGGCCAGAACGCCGACGCGCACAGCTGACAACCTCAGCTCTACAGCCTTCGGCAATATCCTCGACCTGATTAGCGAGGGTGAAATCGAGGGGTTCCCGTCCGCTCGTGCATACACCAGGGGGACGGATAATTACAACAAGGCACTGTTAAAAGACGTTTTTCTGACTAATACGCCCGTGCTTCGGGCGTCTGCAGACGTCACCAATCTCTCGGACACCGACTACAACTTCAAGGGGGTGACGGTAACGCCAAGGTATGGCACCAACGCCCAGACCTATATCCCAGGATTTGAGGCATCTGAAAACGTCGAGTCTGTTGGTCTTGAGGTCGTAAAAGACACCCCAATCACTCGGCAGATTACGAACTCAAACGTCGATGCAGTCAGGGTCGCCGTTGCCGTCCCTCGCCTAGAGAAAGCCACAAATGAGGGCGACGTCTTAGGAACTGAGGTCACGATCAGGATCGACGTCCAATACAACGGCGGCGGCTTCACTACGGCCAAGACAGACACGATCAGCGGCCGCACTGTTGACAAGTACGAGCGCGACTACGTCATCGAGCTAGACGGGGCGTTCCCTGTCGATATTCGGGTTGTCCGGGTTTCGGATGACTCAACCGATCAAAACGTTAATCCGACGCAGTTCGCGACCTACACCGAACTGATCTACAAGAAGCTGCGCTATCCGAATAGTGCGCTTGTCGGCCTTCGTTTTCAGGCGGAGCAGTTCAGCTCGATTCCGCCGCGGGCGTATCGCATTCGCGGCGTAAAGGTCAAGATTCCGAACAACGCAACTGTCGATCAGGCCACCGGCAGGATTAGCTACTCGGGGACCTGGACGGGAACATTTGGCGCAGCGCAATGGTGTACCTGTCCAGCTTGGATTTTATATAACCTTCTGACCAATAAGCGGTACGGCTTCGGCGATCATATTGTCGAGGCTCAGCTAGATAAATTTGCCTTTTATTCTGCTTCTGTTTACGCAAACGAAGAAGTCGATGCTGGCCTTGGCGATGGCAGCAAAGAGGCGCGTTTCAGCTGTAACGCCAACATCCAAAACCAATACGAGGCGTACAAGCTAATTAATGACCTTTGCTCGGTCATGCGCAGCCAGCCGTTCTGGTCTGCTGGCGCGTTGACTCTTTCGCAAGACAAGCCGAAAGACTCCAGTTATTTATTCAACCGTTCCAACGTCCTTGAGCCTGGCTTTAGCTACGCCGGCTCGGACATGAAGACCCGGCACACTGTCGCGATCGTCAGCTATCTCGACCTTGAAACAAGAGAGCAGCAATACGAAATCGTCGAAGATAGAGACGCGATCGAGAAATACGGATGGGTCGCGACTCAAATCAAGGCTTTTGCCTGCACATCGCGAGGGCAAGCAAACAGGCTCGGCCAGTGGATTCTTTTCACCGAAAATAGAGAGACTGAGGTTATTAGCTTTAGTGCGTCTATCGAGGCCGGGACGCTCGTGCGCCCTGGCAGTGTGATCGACGTTCAAGATCCAGTCCGAGCGAATCAACGCTACGGCGGAAGGATCTCTAGTGCAACGGCCAGTGTCGTCACAGTTGATAACGCTGACGATCTGCCCGATGAAGATGGCACCCTGTCGGTGTTGCTTTCTGATGGCACAGTCGAAACGCGAGACGTCTCCTCACGCGATGGCACCGCGATTACGGTTTCGTCTGATTTCAGCAGTGCTCCAAACGCGAACAGCGTGTGGATCTTCCAGACAGATTCAATCCAGACGCAACAATTCCGCGTGCTGACGGTTGAGGAGCAGGACCAAACTGTCTATGCAATCAGTGCGCTCAAGTACGACTCGTCCAAGTACGACCACGTCGAGCGTGGCTTCGAGTTGTCTTCTCGGACGATCACGGATCTCAACCCGATCCCGACACCGCCCGAAAACCCAAGCGCGAGCGAAAAATTCTACGCAGTAGACAACAAGGCCAAGGTCAAGATCATTGTCAGTTGGTCTGCCGTGAAGGGCGTTCCGCAGTACAAGGTCCGCTACAGGGCAGATAACGACAACTGGGAGACTCTCAACGTTGCCCGGCCTGATGTTGAGATTCTGGACACCAGGGCCGCGACGTACACGATCGAGATCTACAGCATCAACTCGCTAGGCCGTCAGTCTTCAGACTTCACCAGCCTTTCGTTTAACGCGATTGGAAAGACTGCAGTCCCCGGCCAAGTTCAGAACCTCAGCTTCGAGGCCACCAGCAGCAAAGAGGGCACCCTTAAGTGGGACGAGACGGTCGATCTTGACGTCAAGCATGGCGGCAAGGTTTACATCCGCCACAGCAGCAAGACAGACGGCACCGGAACTTGGTCCAACTCAGTTGACCTGATCGAGGCTGTCGCAGGCTCTGCCACTAGCGCCAAAATCCCGCTTGTCGAAGGCGAGGTGCTGGTCAAGTTTGCGGACGATGGTGGCCGGCTTAGTACCAATGAGACGAGCATCATCATCGACCTGCCCGACACGCAGGGCAAATTGGGCGTGCTTACAAGGCGAGAGGATCAGGACTCCCCGCCGTTCCAGGGCACGCTCACGAACACGTTCTATAGCGACGAATACGACGCTTTGACGCTTGAGGGTTCCGAGGAAATCGACGACAAGACGGACGACATCGACGATTGGGGCACCATTGATTTCTTGGGTGACACCAAGACTTCCGGCGAATACGAGTTCGCCACAACCCTCGATCTTGAATCCGTCTTCTCTCTTGACTTAAAGCGTCGGTTCGTGACCCGCGGTTTCTTGCCTGACGATCTCATCGACGACAGAACCGATAACGTAGACAGCTGGGGCGACTGGGATGGCGACACCGTGGACAAGGTGAACGCCAAGCTCTATGTGCGAAAGACGGACGACGATCCGAGCGGTTCGCCTACTTGGGGTGACTGGAACGAGTTTGCGAACGGCACCTTTAAGGGCAGGGCCTTCCAGTTCAAGGCTGAGCTAACGAGCAGCGACACCGCGCAGAACATTCTTGTCGATGAGCTGGGCTATGTGGCTGAGTTTGAACGTCGCACTGAGTCGAGCGAGTCAGTCATCGCAAGCGGTGCTGGCACCAAGTCGGTGACCTTTGCCAATGCCTTCTTTACAGGAACGGCCAGCCTGCTCGGGGCCAATACCAAGTTGCCGACCGTTGGCATCACGGCCAACAACATGCAGAGCGGCGACTACTTCACTCTTTCCAACATCAGCGGGACCGGGTTCGACGTCGCGTTCTTCAACTCGTCAGATACGGCGATCGACCGCAACTTCAATTACTCGGCCATCGGCTACGGGAAGTCTGGATAGTGGCAGTTTTGCCATTGCTAAGATGTGAGCAGTTCCTTTTTATGTAAAGAACTGTGGCCACTCATGACTATAATTTAGCCAACCAAAGCGGCCAAAGTTTCCGTTCGGACGCGAACAACGTCCTCGCGGCGATCGTCAGCAATAACAGCAGCAGCACCGAGCCGGCGACCACCTTTGCGTTTCAGTGGTGGATTGATACCGGAAATACGCAGCTCAAGATAAGAAATGCCGCTAATGATGGGTGGATTGTTGTAGGCGATTACAGCGCAACTAACCTTGCGCTGGCGACCTTGGCTTCGCCGAGTTTCACTGGTACGGCTAGCTTTGCCGGTGACATCAACATGACCGGCACTGGCGCAATTGACGTCGCGGCAGGCACGACGGCTCAGCGGCCGACTGCCAGCAATGGCATGTTCCGATATAACACCGACGACAATGCATTCGAGGGCTATGCGAATGGCGCATGGGGTGCAATTGGTGGCGGAGGGGGTGCATCAGGCGGCGGATCTGACGCCGTATTTTATGAAAATGGCCAGAATGTGACGACCGACTATTCGATCACATCTTCGACCAATGCCCTCTCGGCAGGGCCCATCACGATTGATTCGGGCGCCACAGTTACAATTCCATCAGGGTCCACCTGGACGATCGTTTGACTCATGGCATTAACTCTTAGCGGCGACGACGGAGTAGCAGGAGTCAACGGCTCAGCTACAACCCCTGCTATTCAGGGCACCGACACCAACACGGGTCTGACATTTGGTACGGATACGGTCAACATCGTCACTGGCGGCAGCGAGCGATTCAAGATCGGTTCTGCAGGTCAGCTTGGCATCGGCGGTGCAACGTATGGCACCAGCGGTCAGGTTTTAACTAGCGGTGGGTCTAGCGCTGCGCCTACTTGGGGCGGTGCAGGCAAGATCCTTCAAGTAGTGAGCGGCAGCGCTTCCACGGCAGTGTCTTACACATCTTCTAGTACTTGGACGGACTCAGGGTTAAGCGCATCAATTACGCCTTCGGCAACGTCTAGCAAAGTTTTAATTTTGATCGACGTATGCATATTGGTGTTCCGCACAGGCGACGGCGATGTGGGCAGTGGTTTAAAAATAGAGAGGGGTTCAACTCCAATTTTTACAACGCCAAACGACTATGGTATATACATTAACGCAGCAGCTAGCGGCGGGGTCGATAGTTCTCAGCGCGCTGCATTAAATGTCTTGGATGAACCTGAAAGCATTTCAGAACTGACATACACTTTGTACGGCAAAAACTATAACCAAGGCACTTCACGTTTTCAGCCTGGCGCTAACCAGTCCCACATGATTCTTATGGAGGTGGCAGCATGAACCCGACTAAGACTGATGCGCTGCTATCCCT